CCGGCACATGACACAGTAAATGTTCCATCAGCTAAAAAAGTATGAATTTTATAATCACCAGAAGTTGTTATAGTTCCACCAGTTGCTGTAACATATAGTTTGTTTTCTAAATCACTTACATTATTCTCTACTAAATATAACCAACCTTTTGTTGCATCTATAAATTGTAAAACTACTGATGCTCTGTCGGTTGTTATATCTGAATCAGTTGCAGCTCCTTGAATATTAGATCCATTTCTACCTATTGTTAATTTGTTTGATCCAAAAGTAGCAGCATAATCTTTAAATGCCACAAAATCATTTGCACTAGGGGAAGAAGGTAAGGTAGCAGTAATTGCACTTGATGTTGTATTAACAAAATATCCTTTTCCTGCAACCGCTGTAAAATCACCTGTTTTAATATCTCCTGTTTGCCAATCAATATCTGATATAACTAAAGTATTAATATCTGTAAAAGATAATGTGCCTGAAGCATTAGTCGTAATTATTTCATTTGCCGAACCATCAGCATTAGGAACAATAAAATCTTGATCTTCTGAAACAGTAGAAGGAGATTGTAAAGAAACAGAATTAGAATTGTCGGAATCTTTTACTGTAAGTTTTCCTTGTTCACGAACACGTAAATTTGCCATATCATTAGTTTTGATATTTGTATCGGACTACAACAATCCCTGATCCACCGGCACCACCTGTTCCATCATCAGCACCACCGCCTCCGCCACCAGTATTAGCAGTTCCTGCGGCGGCTGTTCCTGGACTACATTGTCCAATTGCACCACCACCGGCACCACCTTGACCAGCATTAGCTGAAGGACCACCTTGTACTGATCCACCGCCTCCACCAGCATATGTAACTGATGATCCTGTAATTGTTGTTGCAGTTCCATCGCCCCCTGGTCCACCTTTTTGACCTGGAGCAGGAGCAGAGCCTGCTTGTGAATGACCACCGCCACCAGCAACACCGTATGATACTGGTCCTAAAGATGCATTAGGAAAAGCTGTTCCTCCTGGTTGACCTTGAGGTGGACTTACTGATGGAATATTTCCTGCTCCACCAGCACCGCCCCCACCTGGACTTGGTGTATTATATCCCGTTCCTCCACCAGAACCTCCATCTAAAGCTGGTCCATAATCTTGTGTACTTGCAGTTGCACCTTTTCCTCCCCCAGCAGAAGTAACAGAAAAACCAGAACTTACGCCTCCTGCTGTATTAGCAGCACCGCCACCACCTACTACAATCGCATAAGCGCCAGGAGAAGCAGATACAGGTGTACCACCAGTGGCAGGGTTAGGATAACTTTGTCTAAATCCACCTGCACCAGCACCGCCACCATTATCTCCACCACCGCCGCCACCGCCTCCAGCGACAATAAGATAATCTATAGTGTTAGATCCCGCAGCATTACCTGCACAAGTTACAGTAAATGTTCCATCACCTAAAAATGAATGAATTTTATAATCTCCTGATGTAGTTATAGTACCACCCGTCGCTGTGACATAAGATGTTTGGCTTACGCCTTGGTCAGCCACAGATGTAACTAACCATCCTTGAGTAGAATCAACATATAATAAATCTACTGCTTCTCTTTCTCTAGATAATGTTGCATCGGCAGTATCACCTTGAATTTTTTCTGATCCATTTGCCGCAAGGGTAACATTATTTGTGTCCCATGTTCCAGCGTAATCAACTAATCCAATTTGATTTCCCGCAGTTCCTGCGGGTAAATTAACTGTAACTGCTCCTCCTGTTGTATTTACAATATACCCTTTCCCAGCTACTGCTGTAAAAGTACTTGTTTTAATATCACTTGTTTGCCAATCAATTGCTCCAAAACCTGTTGCTGTTCCTGTACTAGCATTTATTGTTCCTGCTATAGTTAAAGTTGCCCCTGATGGAAGGGTAATTGTATCCCCTGACGCACCAACTTGTAAAGCTGTGCCAGACTGTGGCTCAATCTTATCTGTTTTTAAAGTATTATTTACACCATCTAATTCTATTGTCATATTATTACCAAATTACCTGTGATTGTTTGAGTACCTGTAATTGTTACAGGACCCGCTAACACACCCGAATCTATTGTTTGATCGTCACTTAAAGTAGAACTATGTGTTGTTACATATGCCGTAGCATCCATGCTAGGAGAAGGCGCACGTTTTGCTGGATATGTACAAAAAACATCTTTCGTACCTGCTGAAAAATCTACTTTAGAATCACTATTAGTGCTTTCTAACACAGTATCTCTTGATAAAGTGTCAGTACTAGCATCCGTAACTGTTCCTATACCGACTTCATATTCGGTGCCTGATTGAGCAACAATACAATAATACGTTGTATTAGTTGTGCCAATACCCGCAACAAAAGTTTGAAATCCTGTACTTGCTCCAGCAAGGTCTATGGTTCCAGTTCCTGTTGTTGTCGTGGTTTCCTTAACACGATCATTGATAATCAATGCCATGTTAAACTCCTACGATAATCTCAGTATAGCTGTACTTGTACCTGGTGCTGGAAATTGAACAGTAAATGTACCGTTGGTTGCTGTAAAATCAGAACCAAAAGCTAAAATACAAACTGCATCTGTTGTACCTGAACCACCATCTGTTGTTGTATTATAGATCATAGCACCGTTTGCTGTAAAACTTGCTGATGTCCATTGAGGATCAGTAGACCAGTCAACATATGCTGTTGATGCTGAAGTACTGCCTGTTACAGATTGATTGGTTAAAGTTAAGCCTCCTGCTGTATAAGCAGAGCCAGACGTGTTTGTTATTTCATTAGTTGTTGAATAATCCTCTGTAGATGCTCCTAAAGTTGCACTTGATGTAAATAAAGCAATTTTAAAAGTACTACCACCATTTGCAAAATCATGAAATCCTTTTAAAAGATCTCTCTTAAAAGTATTGCATACTGCTTGTGTTATAGCCATTTTTATCTCCTATGGGTTTTGAGAAGGCAAAGGTAAACGAATAACACCATCTTGATACTCGTCTCTCCGTCTTCTTCCTTGTTGTTCTATTGCAAGTCTTTGTATAGCCTCTTGATAGCTTTTTTCGTACTGTGCAAGCAAATCATATGGTCCTTTTAGAAACTTAAATGCTTCTATAAGACAAGCATATAATAATACTTGTGGCGCATTATTACTAACCCAACTTGTTGTGTTAGTTGCGGAAAGCCCTGTTTCATTTCGATTCAAAGCTAATTCGATATTATATGCTACATCGGGAGTCGGAGCAACATATAATGTGTTTTGATCCCACATAGCATAATATTTAGGTTTTCCTTGACTGGTTCTATTAGGCCAGTATTCGGTCATATAACTAATATCTTTTTGCACTAAATAAGTTCTTACATTTGCATCACTTCCAGAAGTTGGATAGATAGATGCGGTACGAACAAATGACATGGTGCTAGGAGTAGCTCCTGGTAATACAATAAATTCATTCCCTACACTTAAAGTTGTAAATTGATAAGACCTAAAAACATCTAAATCTACTTCTCTAAATATACGAAGTTCAGCTTGTAAGATAAAATCATTCACAATAGTGTCTGTTAAAACATCAGAAGATGTTTCTGTATAACTTCTAATTTGTGTTTGTAATTCTGCAAAAGTTGTCATGATATTGCCACCGTTACTGTTCCTAATTGAGTATTCATTTTTGTGTCTTGATTAGCTTGTGAACTTCCACTTAAAGGTTTCATTGTTCTTACCTGTACAGTTTCATAGGCTCCTGGCGCAGGAATTGGATTCCATTGCTGAATAGTTTGCATTTGTGTATCAAAAATATTTTGCCCTATTGCTGGATCAATATAAACACCTCCAAGAGGTATAGTGACACTAACTACTTGTGGTTTAGCATGTTGTAATGATTGTGCATCTGTAGGATGATTTTTAGGATTTAATAAAGGAGATTTAGGCTCATATTCTGAAATATGAACCCAAGCTCCCGTCCATTCTTGAACCATTTCATTATAAGGATAAGCCTGTCCATCACGATCAGAAATTCGTAAAGCAAATTGTCCTGGTGCATATCTAGCCATTAATAAGTTCCTGTAGTTATATTAAGATGTGGTACAAAATGAGAACTAACATTTCCTCTATTAGTATCTGCAGCTCTTTTAAATTCTTCTTCATATGCTATTTTTAAAACCTGAGATCTATCAGGTGCATATTTTAAAGAAAGATAATAAGCTAATCCAGCAGTTAAACACGGTAAAAAAGAAAAAGGTATTTCATTATTATTCGTATAAGCCCCAGAATCTTTCATTCTTAACATTGCATAATAAACAACTGTATATGCGGCATCTGCCGCTGGATATAAATACAAAGTAGGATTAATTGTTTTTTCAAAATAATATTGAGTAGGTCTTCCACCAGAAGTTTTTACTGTATAGTTTAAATAAGTAGCACGACTAATAGGAGAACACGAATATTCGTTATTACTAGAATCACGAATAACCATATCTGTTATTTCTACAATTTGAGAAGCATCATCTGCTCCTGTTCCATATAAACTAGTTCCACTTAATGAAATAACATCTGCCGCAAGAGCTGCTGTTTGTTTTTGAATCGTCCATAAATTTAAACCTCTATTAGACCATTCGGCTAATAAAAGATTTAATGAACGACGAGCGGTTTTAAGTTGATAACCAGTACGATTTTGCAAACCGTC